CAAGATCAGATAATCGCTGCTCGAGTTGGTCCATTCGTGTTGCCTCGTGAAGTTGGCCCTTCGACAAAAGAATGTATTCAGGATTAATGTTGAATACCGTGCAGAATTTCGCGAGCTGCTCTACAACCAAGATAGATCTGAAGTATAAACCACCTTGAGGCATTGCGCCAAGTTGTATCGGTTGAGTTGTGGTACTCCTTTATCTTTTCGATTTGCTCAAGGCTTAAAAAATGCCGCTCCGGATTCTTATACGGTGGCATTTTGTATTGCCCTTTTTTGCTTCCTAACGGAAAAGGGAATTCAATACTATCCGCCGCAAGATTAAGCGCGGATTTGATGAACTTAAATACCGTCCATATTGATGTACCTTCATAACCTTGCTTCATTAGTTTCTGGTGAAATAATCCTAACCATTTCGGGGTGATCTCGACAATAGCGGTATTACCGTAGTCCGGAAGGATGTTTACCCGTAAAATCGCTTCGTATCGCTTTTTTGTGTTTGGCGCAAGTGGCTTCGTATCGATATACCTTCGGGCATACTCTGCAAGGGTATCGATCTTTGAATATTTGTTTCCAATCGCGATCTTTGCAAGGTCAATGTTCATGCTACCATAAATCCGGATTACCTCAATAATGGATTGTTCCAGTTCGTTGTATGAAAATTTGATCTGTTGGTTTTTGAATTCATGCTGCGGGTCCTTCCTTGAAATGTATTTGAAATCGGCAGCGCCTTTGTTAAAGTTGGTCCTGTGGCAATTAATACCCGTAGACTTGCGTACCTTCTTACGGTTGACAATTACCTGAAGCATTACAATTCCCGAACCGTTGGCCTTTTCGTTATGAATTACGGAAATAGAATAACTAGGTAGGTGGAACATTTAATTTCGAGGATTCGAATTTTAGGAGTTTGATGTAGCGGTTATATAGATTTTAATAAGGCGGCGATGGATTCCAGCCGGAGCTTTACGAATTTATCTAAGTACAATTTATCGTAGGCCATTTCCTGCGTTATTAAACCCAAATCTACTTCAAACCCATTAAACATTTGGAACAATACATGTAATTCACGCTTTGGCTTAGTATCGTTTTCCGTCAGCATCATGTTATTGCCTTTAATAAGCAGTTTGTTTTTTGGGGTGTCCAAAATTGGCTTAATTCTGATCGGGTGGCCTTTGTATGTAAAATTAATTTCGTAGGCAAAAAGCTCCTCATCAGTGCATGTAAGTATGTGTGTCATTTATTTCTATTTTTTGAGGTCAATTTTAGGAGTTTGATGTAGTCGGTTATCCGCGAAATGGGTGCTGAATACCAGATACATATAGCGCATAGCCATTAGTTAGGCGACATTATTTTTTCTGCCACCGCACCCGAACACAACGATCATACTATCGTGCATTGGGGCTTTATCATTTACTAATTCTCCTTTGGTATTTACTCCAACGAATTTTACACGACCTTTTACAAATCGGATCTCATTTGCGTTTGGCTGTATTGCCTCGTGAAATAGTTTTGTTGAAGTTGATACAGGCAATAGCATTACACACAACTTGCCCTTTTTGCTTTCTTCAATAGCTTTCATTACAAACGCCTCTTTTAAGTTTCTGCTGTATGGTGGGTTTATAAAGTTTCTTTGCCCCCATTCAATTAGTAAGCCATCTTTATCAGGCGTTATTTCAGTTTCACATAAAGGGCAAGGATCAAAGTCAAACGCAAACTCGGCATTTAATTTGTCGTAAAATTCTTTTGGAGTAGCCCAATTATCACTATGGTTTAAATTTCTGTTTTTCATTTTCGTTTCTAATTAATATTCGTAAATCCCACCGCACAAAAAATAACGATCGCCTAACACGGGTTTGGCGGCAGTTTGTCCAACCGCACTAAGCCAACGCTTCACAAACCGATCGCCAAGCCCGAAAACGTTATACATTCTCTATTTTAAAATTATTGTTATCTACGTACTGCATGAACATTCGTTCCAACACAAAAGGTACGTAGTTGTAAAAGTCAAGACCTGTGAGGCGTTTCAGTTCGGCTAATTCTATGCCTGCCGTATAGCCTGCCGGAACGTTTACTTGCTCCCAAAGCTCTGTTTCCAACAGTTCTAAGCTTGGTTTAAGCACACGGTTGATGTAGTCCGTGTAAATTCGTTTCGTCGTCACAAACTGATTGGCGAAGAACACGTGCTTGCAATCGTTGTTGTAGATTAAACCTGTGCGTTCACAGCATCGCTGGATAAAATACTTTATGTTCTTGTGTCCTTCTTCGCTCCAATCCATAAAATGTAGGTTATGTGACCAGCGTGAGCAGTTGTAGACGTCAGCGTTATTGTTGTAAATTGTTTTTAGTAAATAGTCCTTCGTTATTCCTGTCTTGCGTCGGAACTTCCAACTGAATATGCCGAGTAAAGTAAACGGATGGCTGCCTTTTTCCGCGCTATCCACAATGTCGATAATCGGATTGTTTTCAAATCGGTGCAGATTTGTGGTGAACTGATTCACATAGGGTGTGAACTCCGTTTGCTTGTCGCCGTAAATTATGCCGTATAGTTGTATCATTGGTGTATCATTGGTGTTGTTTTAAAAAATTACTCTTCTTTTAGCACATCTGTAATTATAGATTTCTTCTAAGTTTGTCAGATAGCCTTTGTAGTTTCCTTGCGTCTTCAAAACAGATGGCGCTTGCTCGTTATATTTAGCTAGTATCTCTTCAATTTTTGCTTTCTTAGCCTCTAAGATTTTACATATCGCAACAATAAAAGTTCTCGACTTGTGCTGAGGAAACGCTGAAGACTTTTTTACAGTATTTGCTATGTCGTATGCTTTCTCTTTATGATGGATAGTAAATTTACCCTGTTGAAAACCATCTTTGCTGTGTTCATTTCCGCCGTCATTTAGGGCGCTACCTGTGCTCAATAACATCAAACAAACTGAAAGTGGGAATTTAAATTCGTCTTTAAATTTTCGCAACGTCTCGTAATCCTTGCTACCGTTTTGAATATAGCAATTTATAAAATCGTCTGCTTTCCACTTCTCAGTATTGCTATTTACTTTTGCAATTTCATTCAACGTTATCTTTTTAGAGATAATATAGTAAACGTTTTGTTTCAGCTTTCTGCTGATGTATAGTCGGTGCTGACCGTCTATTACATTCATATTCTCGTCTACTACGATAGGGTAATACCTGAGCATATCAAACCCGCTTTTGATATCCGCTATTATTTTCTTTATCTTCTTTTCGTTAAGAAGTCGGTTGCCTTGTATGGCTTTGAAAATAGTATAGTCCGTCGTGAAGTATACTTTGATTGATGATTCGATGTGTTGCATAATGTTGTTTTTATTTATTGTTTTACTATTTGTCCGTTAATTACTTTCACTCTTCCAAGCAGAATATCGCCGTAGTCCTTCCACGTGCCGTTCTGTAGCCTCAATTCTTTGAACACTTCGTGCAAGAAAATGTCTTTTACTACGTCGGCATACAGCCTGCAGTCAAACAAGTGGTTCTGTACGACGTCGTTTTTCTTCTGCCATCTGAATGCGCCTTCTACCAGCACCCGGTGTTCCGCTTCGAAGTGGGAAAAGTAGTTGTTGAAAAGGTATAGTCCTTCTGATGGCGTTGGGAAATTCATAAAGCCTGACGGCTGTACTTCGTTGATGTGTTCGTTCCACTTAAGCCGCATGTAGTCCGCAAGCCTGTCTTTCGCCACATTGGCTTCCACTAAGTACAAGTTCTTTTTTTCCAGCGACTGCTTGAACGTCTTCGCATCCTTGCCAAACGGTATGAATTTATCGGCGTCTTTACCTTTCAGCGCTATCAGATTAAAGTTGCTTCGGTCGATATAGTCGTACGCAAGTTGTTTTTCGTAGCCTGTGTCTATGCCGCCAATGTAAATCTTCATGCTGCGACCTGTGTCTGTCTGGTAAACAGTGTCTAACACTTTGTCGAGTTCAGGCCAAACGCTGTTCTCCACACCGAGTTCGTACGTCCATTTTTTTCGATCGGGTGCGTTATGGCCTTCACGTGAGACGAACGTACCGATACTGCCGTGCAGGATTGAATACGAAGCGCCTGACTCCGAGTAGCCGACCACCTCATAGTCCAAGCGTACGTCGTCGACCTTAGCGCCGAACTTACCTGCCATTTTACCACCAAGGTCGCAGCCGAGCGTGAGCAGAATTATCTTGCCGTTGCCGTCACGCTCACTGATTCTTTCCGGAATCAGACCAATATCGTATTGGCGTATGTTCTTCTGCAGGTCGGACGCAGATACGTCTTCAGCTACCGACTTGTATGTCTCGCCAAGCACGACATTGACGAACGTCTTCCATAAATCCTCTTTACGAGGCTGTCCCGGTGGGTTGGCTTCGAGATAATCGTTCACGTAATGTTCCCAACTGTACATACCTATGGGTGCGTATAGCGAAGAAATGTGATAAGAATAATAACCTGGTTTGCTTGGTTGCGCTGTTGGCTCCCACTGTCCAAGGTTCAACAGTTCGTTTTTGTTCTTATCGTCAAAGAATTCGCCGCACATTTGGCAGACGTAGCCAACGGAGCCAGCTATCAGTTTTCCGTCGTCAGTCGTCTTCCAGGTGATACCGCCGGTTATTTCGCCGACTGTTACAGACCATTCCCATGCGATGAATTCGCCGCAGCACGGACACGGAATTTTATACTTGCGCTGATCGCCGAGCAAGTAAGCTTCTTCGATGTTGGAGCCTTCTGCCAACTCCGGTGTTGACACATAGCAAATCTTGTGGCTGTCTTCATAGGCTGCAAAGCGTTGTTCCAATAGCTTACGAGTGTTACCGGACTCTTTACTTTTGCGTTTTACGCTTTCGAAATCGTCGAAAAGTCCGTACTTCAACGACACATCTCGAATGTTTTTATGATTGTTGGCGCTACCGATGTGGATATACCCGCCTGAAAATTCCTTTTTTGTGTTGGTATCGCCTGATTTTTGGGAGCGTTTACGCACCACTTGCGGCTTTATGTACTGTCTAAGCATCGCATTATCAATGCCTATGTCTAGTTTCTCAGTAGCTTTTTCCACAAGTTCCGGTGATCCTACGAGGAAATAGCAGTTAGACGGATCGTTTTTAATCATCCAGAGTTGCGTTGGTATGAGCACACCGGCACTCGCCCCAATCTGCGCGCCCTTCATTATCGCCATCCACTTCATAGGATCATCTTGCGCAAACCGGTCAATCACTTCACGCCAATACGGTGTGCGGGAATACTTGAACGGACCGGGAAACGGTTTTCCCATTATGACGTTCTGCTCTACCCAATCGCTCGGCTTGATGTTCGAGATAGACACGGCGCTGCTGGCAAAAATATCAGCAAATTGATCTACATATTCTAACATTGACTTACCCATGTTCGCCAACCGCTTTTTTATCCTGATGATTAATTATTACTGCCGTTAGGCTTTTTACCGTTGCGTCAGTTGCTCTCTTCACTGCACCGTTTATGGCTGTTACGCTTTCGCCTTTTATCTCGGCAATTTCCTCTACAGTCAAAGCCTTTCTTTTGCTGAATATTCTTATAAATTCATCAACTGCGTTCTTAAATTCCATAATCATATGCTGGTTATGTTGTAAAACAATAGGTTTCATCAACTCAGCAGGCACAACTTCACCGCGTCTTTTAGCAATCTCTATTTCTAGTTTAGCAATCTCTTTAGTGCGTTTGATTGTGTCGAGGTGTTTAAGCTTTTTTTGTGAAGTGCTTAGTTCGGGAACGCCGTCAGAGGCATTATTTTTATTCTCAACGGTTTTTATATTAGCCCCTGTGCTGGTTTTACTGCCTGCGTTTTTTGTTTTTGCTTGTCTTTTTTCTAAAAAAGTT